CAAGGCACCGGAGGCACGAATACCGCAGCGTTCGCGGGCGCTACGACGACGGTTCCCACGGGCTGGACTTTGCTATCCGCGACCAACGTGACCTTGGCGTCGTGTGCAACGGCTGGCAACAGCGCCATCACCGTCAAGCCCACAGGTATTGATTCAACACCCGGATTTGGTTGGGATTTGTCGATTACATACACCGCCGCCGTGGGTGTGGTGACTTGCTACCAAAACTGCCCGCTGATGGCGAAAGGGGGAAATTGGTATCAGGCGCGTATGACGGTGACTGGTAAAACCGCCCTAAATACCGTGTTGAGGGCGGTTGCTTTGAGATGCCAGCCCACGTTTACCGGAATTGGCACTTTCAACGTGTCTGCTATGTCGGCTGGCAACAACTCAACAACGATCCCGTTAGACACAACGGACAGCTATGAGGTCGTGACCGCGCCGTTTTTTGTCCCCGCCAGCTTGGGAACGTCAAGCAACAACCAGATTTACATCGAAATTACGTCTAACGGCACAGCCGGTACGGCGGATTTGCAACTTTCTAATCTAGCGTATTATCCAGTGCGGGATCCTAACATCCCTCCGAGTACCTACTAATGGCTAAATCACCCGCATGGACTCGTAAAGAAGGCAAGGCCGAATCGGGCGGATTGAACGCCAAAGGCCGTGCGTCCTACAACAAAGCCAATCCCGGTAAGCCGGGGTTGAAAGCCCCCCAGCCGGAAGGTGGCCCGCGCAAGGACTCATTCTGTGCCCGGATGTCTGGGATGAAAAAGAAGCTGACGAGTAAGAAAACCGCCAGCGACCCTAATAGCAGGATCAACAAAAGCCTTCGGGCATGGAATTGCTAATGAAAAAGAGCAACGTAAAACGGTTTGATATGGGCGGCTACACGGCTGGTATGGAAGCTATGGGCCGTCGCGCTGCGGAAAAAGCCCGCAGAGACGAGCAAATTGCGCTGGATAAAGCCGATGGGATTGAAGAATTTGCCCCTGAGAAATATCTAATTCCGGGTGCAGCTGCACGTTCGGTACTTCGGAAAGCTGTGCCAGCAATTGTTCGCGGCGGGGCAGATATTCTGAGAAATGAGTTTATAGGGCCGCAGACTTCTGAAGGTCTACCTACCGCGCAACGTCTAAGAGATGTTCGTTCTCGTGTGGCTCCCGGCAGATTGGTTCGCAATAAATCCGATATGGAACGCATTGCTGGCTACCGCGATCAATACAAACCCGGAACGTCTAACACCCGGAATGAACAATATCGCCGTGAAGCTGAAAAAATGGGTATCCCCTACAAAGAATACCTTAAAGGTAAATCTAGAGCCGAGCGGGCTTCAATGGGGCTTGAACCAAATCAATCGTCTACCAATGCGATGGATCGTTTCAAAAAAGGCGGTAAAGTGAAGAAAATGGCTGACGGTGGTTTCACTGGAAACCAGTATTTGTCCCGAGCCCCAAAAAAGATTCCGCCGGGAGTTGGGGCCGCTGCTAGAGCAGCCCATGCAGATGCTAGACTCGCCGCCGCTACTAGAGCCCGAGCCGAAGCCAATAAGCCAAAACCCGATATGGGCGTCTTGCCGGGGTACAAAGGGCCCACTTCGGGGGCTCCAGCCCCAGTTACGACTCCGCGCCCGCCCGTTTTTACCCCGCCGGCTCCAGCCCCAACTGGAAGTGAATGGGTGTATGGGAAAGTTGTTCCTGTAGACAAAGCCGCTGCATACAAAGCCGAAGTCGAAGCCAGAGCCGCCGCCAAAGCCGCCGAAAGAGCTAAAGCTCAAGCTGCCGGTACTTTTTACAAAAAAGGCGGCAAAGTCGGCAAGGTCATGGGCGAGTTCAAGAGCGGCGCATTGAAGTCCAGCAGTGGACAGAACGTCACTAATCGTAAACAAGCAATGGCTATCGCGATGAGCGAAGCTGGGAAATCGAAGATGAAAAAGTTTGCTGCTGGTGGGAAAACCGATGGGGATGTGATGACCAACTACGATGTTGGCAAAGATCCGTTTTTGAAGTCTCGTAAAGGCGGCGTGTTTACCGATGAAGAAATGAAAGACGGTCTTACCAAAAAAGAAATCATGCGGAAGACCACTCCGAAAGAAATGCCTAAACCGAAAAAATACGCTGCTGGCGGTAAAGTCGAAGAATCCAAGAAGATGGCGTTCATGAAAAAGAAGGGCGCTCCGAAATTCATGATGAAACATGAGGAAAAGGAAGCCAAAGGCATGAAGCGCGGGGGTGGCAAAATGATGAAATTTGCCAAAGGCGGTTCGATTGATGGATGTGCCGTTCGCGGCAAGACCAAACTTCCCCGAGGCGGTAAGTAATGAAAAAGCGTACTAAGCGGTTCGATGAAGGCGGAATGGCGTCCTCCGGGCCGCAATACGCTTTTGATCAACCCCGCACCGACAGAACTTCTATCTTCCAAGCCACCCCGGACACTGGGACGGGGATTGGAGGAGTTGGTCAGCAGCCACAGCCTATGCAGCAAGAGCAGCCCATGCAGATGAAGAAGGGCGGTAAAGTGAAAACTAAACGGTACGATAATGGTGGGGATGTTATCGCTCGGCAACTTAAAGAAGGCGATGATATAATTAACAGGATTATAGCGGAATCTAGAAAAAACAACCCTTCAGAGTCAAGTTCGGGGTTTAGGTCGTCTGTTCCTCGCCCCACCGCCCCTAAAACTAATAGTTTAGAAGATATAAATAAACGCCTTAATTCTAACAACATTTCCCCCGCTGAATCTTCGTATTTGTTGGAATTGAAGAAACAAAAAGAATTTGAAGAGTTTACTAATCCAGCTCCTAGTAAATATGCTAGAGGTGGGAAAGTAAAACCCAAAACTTACGCTAAGGGCGGCGCGGTGAAGAAAACCCGTGGGGATGGCTGCGCCCAGCGTGGGAAGACCCGAGGTCGATTTGTATGAGATATTCACGCGGCATGGGGGCTATCAGCAAGGCTAAGATCCGAGCGATTAAAAAGCGCGACGGTAACGAGCCTGTGATGATTTACAAAGCCGGTGGCCGCGTCAACGAGGCGGGCAACTACACCAAGCCGGGGTTGCGTAAGAAGATCGTGTCTCAGGTCAAAGCCGCCGCCACACATGGGACTAAAGCAGGGCAATGGTCAGCCCGTAAAGCGCAGCTAGTTGCCAAGAAGTACAAGGACGCTGGTGGCGGGTATACAGACTGATGAAAGCACCGCAGCAATCTTTGAAAGCGTGGGGAGACCAGAAATGGCGTACCAAGTCGGGCAAGCCGTCTTCCAAAACGGGAGAACGCTACCTTCCTGAGAACGCCATCAAGTCTCTTTCTTCCTCTGAGTATGCTGCCACCACCAAGGCCAAACGAAAGGGCAAAGCTGCGGGCGAACAGTTTGTGGCGCAGCCAAAGAAGATTGCCAAGAAGACGGCAAAATTTAGGATTTAAGAATGACTACTTCCGCGACCGCTAGTTTCAATCTTAACCTCAATGAATTAATCGAGGAAGCGTTTGAGCGTGCTGGCGCGGAGTTGAGAACTGGTTATGAATTTCGGACGGCCCGTCGCAGCTTGAACCTCATGTTCGCTGAGTGGGCAAACCGTGGCATTAACCTCTGGACGGTTGAATCGGACTCAGTGCCTTTGATTGCAGATCAAGCGACCTATGTCCTCCCCATAGACACGGTTGACCTTATCGAGCACGTTGTCCGTACCAATGCAGGGACATCCATCCAAGCTGACATTGGCATCTCCAGAATTAGTGTTTCCACTTACGCCAGTCTGCCCAACAAGACTGCGACGGGCCGTCCGATCCAGATTTACATCAACCGGCAGAGCGGGGCTACTGAACCCAGCGGCATCCAATACCCTACGTTCACCGTGTGGCCCGTGCCCAACGTCTCCAGTACCTACACCCTCGTCTACTGGCGACTGCGCCGGATGCTGGACGCTGGTAATGGCGTGAACACGCAGGACATCCCGTTCCGTTTCCTGCCCGCGATGGTCGCTGGATTGGCGTACTATGTGGCGCTTAAGATTCCAGAATCAGCGGAACGCATTCCTATGCTTAAGCAGATGTACGACGAGGCTTGGCAGCAGGCGTCCGATGAAGACCGCGACAAAGCCACTTGGCGGGTTGTCCCGCGTGAAATGTACATATGAGCAATAAGTTTGCAGCAGGCCGTCGCGCTATCGCTGAGTGCGATAGATGCGGCCAGCGGTATAAACTAAAGCAGTTGAAGGAGTTGGTGGTTCGGACGAAGAAGACCAATATGCTGGTCTGTCCGACTTGCTGGGAGCCTGACCATCCTCAGAATTTGCAGGGGATGTACCCAGTCCAAGACCCGCAGGCGCTTAAGAATCCGCGACGGGATAACACCTATCTCATTTCGGGCTTGAACGCGAACAATAACCTGTCAGAAGGTAGTAGAATTTTCCAATGGGGCTTCAATCCTGTTGGCGGCGGCACCGGGGTGTTTACCCCGAATGCCCTAATCGCAGTGAGTCAAGTAGGTACTGTAGGAGTATCGGTAACATGAAAAAGATGAACATGGGCGGGATGACCAAGCACGAAGAAACGATGCACGGGATCAAACCGGGGATGAAGAAGATGAAGAAGGGTGGCCCGACCTCAATGGATCGCAAGACGATGGGCCGCAACATGTCCCGTGCTAAAAATCAGCGAGGCAAGTAATGGCTAAATACAGCATGAAGAAAGGTGGTAAGGAGGTAGGCCAAGCAGCGGTCTACGCCAAGCCCCATACGATGTCCGGTAAGGATGTCAATGTGAACACCTTTACTCGTCCTAATGTTTCTGCCCGTAATGTGGCGGTGGATTACATCAGCGTGGGGAACGTCTCGATGGTGGATTACGACAAGCCGCCAAAGAAGCAGACCATGAAGACTCGCGGGTGTGGCGCTGCGACCAAGGGCTGCCATAACAGCGACAAGATGGGCTGATAGATGAACTACTCTGGGCTAGTCGCGGAAATTCAGTCGTATGTAGAGAACCAATTTACTACGACTGATATTAATACGTTTATTCAGCAGGCAGAGCAGCGGATTTATAACACTGTTCAGCTTCCGGCTTTTCGTAAAAACGTGACTGGGACTCTGACGATAGGGAATTCCTATCTCACGATGCCTACTGACTGGTTGGCGACGTTCTCGTTGGCGGTGATTACCGCAGCGGGGGAGTACCAATATCTGCTCAATAAGGATGTGAATTTCATCCGGGCAGCGTATCCGACTAATGCTCCGGCAGATCGAGCGACGCCTGAGTATTATGCCATCTTCGACGCCGACTCGTTCATCCTTGGCCCGACCCCTGACGCAAATTATTCCGCCGAGTTGCATTATTACTATTACCCCGAGTCCATCGTCACTGCGACCACTACTTGGTTGGGGGATAACTTTGACTCGGTGTTGCTCTATGGCTCACTGCTGGAAGCGTATACGTTTATGAAGGGTGAGCAGGATGTAATTACGGTGTACCAAGGGCGATACCAAGAAGCCTTGGCGCTGCTTAAAATGCTGGGCGATGGCAAAGACCGCCGGGATGCTTACCGCTCCGGCCAAGTCCGTTATCCGGTCAAATAAGGAACCGCTGTGGCTATCTATCAGACGCAATGCACATCGTTTAAGGTGGAGTGCTACAACGGCATCCACGCATTCGGTACGTCAGTTGTCCGTGCGGCTACGGCACCGGATCTGTTTTACATGGCGTTGTACACTTCCGCCGCCTCTATCGGTGCTGACACGACCGCCTACACGGCCACAGGAGAGATCACCGGCACGGGGTATGTAGCAGGAGGGCAGGCGCTTACCAACGTCGCTCCTGTGGCGTCTGGGACGACCGCATGTGTGAGCTTTAACAATGTGACTTGGAGTCCTGCGGCGTTCACGGTTCGCGGGGCGCTGATATATAATTTCACCCAAGGCAACAAAGCCGTAGCGGTGCTGGACTTCGGCTCAGACATTACTTGTGCCAACACTTTCACCGTCACGTTCCCTACGAACGACGCCGACAATGCGGTAATCCGTACCTCTTAGGAGTTTTTAGATGGCTACTTACAATAAATTTCAAGATTTTAGTGAACAGCTTGTTAACGGCGTTCAAAATTTTCTAACTGATTCTTTCAAAATCGCGTTGAGTAATACGCTACCTGTAAACACCAACACGATTTTAGCGAACATCACTCAAATCTCGGCGGGCAACGGATACACTTCGGGCGGCACCGCCACCACGATTGCTATTTCGGAATCGGCGGGCACCACCACTGTCACCGGAACACAAGTCGTTTTCACCGCTTCGGGCGGCTCGATAGGGCCGTTCCGATATGCAGTGTTGTACAACGACACTACGGCGTCTCCTGCCAAACCCCTTGTCGCATGGTGGGACTACGGTAGTGCTGTTACTTTGAACGATACAGACACGTTTACCGTTAAATTCGATAATACCTCTCCCGGCACTATCTTCACGGTGGTATAACCGATGGACGTTTTTCTTATTAAAGACGGCAAGGTCGAAAACATCGTTGTGGTTAATTCAATGGAAGACGCCAAACGATATTTTCCAGATTACTTCATTGTCGAAAGAAACGAAAATAACCATCGTGTAAATCCCAGCGACGATTGGATTGAACCAACATGATTAACTTAGCGTCCACCGACAAAATCCAAATCATTACTAGCGCGGCGGGGGACATTGAGTGCTACGCATCATATGTTGATATTGTCACGGCTACGGGAGTTATCACTCCCGGTCGTGCGGTTCTTGCGTCTATTGTTACGGCTGCTACCACTGATTTTGTCACGGCTCCGGCAGCGGGCACGATTAGAAATGTTAAGTTCATCAGCATCCACAACAACAGCGGTAGTGTGACCAACCTTGTCACTGTTCGGTTGACAGATGGAGCTAACATCTCAGACCTCATTAATGCGACGTTACTCCCTAACGAAACCACCAACTTCACCGAAGGGGCGGGGTGGGAACGCATGAACTCTTCCGGCGTCCCTGTGCTTTCATCTTCTAGCAGTACGGTAGACGTTCAGACATTTTCAGCCACCGGCACTTGGACTAAACCGACTACGTTTACACCGCAAGCGGTTCAAGTACGGATTTGGGGCGCTGGCGGTGGCGGCGGTGCGGGTGCCTCTCTGGCTACGGCAACTGTAGCTAAAGGCGGCGGCGGCGGCGGTGGGGGGATGAGCAAGTGGATTACCTACCGAGCCGCAGACCTCCCTGCATCTTTGACCGTAACGATTGGCGCTGTTGGTGCAGCGGGGACTCCCGGCGCGGCAGGCGCAGCGGGCGGTAACGGCGGTGTTGGTGGTAATACCACGTTCGGCACCGGCCCCGCCTTTTTGACTGCATTTGGCGGTGGGGGAGGGGCTGGCGGGGCAATTACCGCCGCAGCTACAGGTGGTGGCGGTGGCGGTGGCGCGGGTGGCGCGGGCGGTACGGGAAGTACTTCTGGCGGCGCTGGCGGCCTTCCAACCGTTGGGACACTCGGCGCGGGCGGGCAGGGGGTAACAGGGACTATTCTCGCTGCGACTACCGCAAACGCCGAATGGGGCGGGGCAGGCGGTGCGGGTATTGCTGCTACTCCGGCAGCGAGTTCGCTTGGCGGGTCTTCTCTATACGGCGGTGGCGGTGGCGGTGCTGGTGGATCTCACAGCGCGGCTCTTGCGACAATAGCTGGTGGGGCTGGCGGCGCTTCTAACTCTTACGTGGCTGGCGGCGGCGGCGCGGTGGGCACTGACGGGGTTACACCTACGGCAGGCTCTGCTGGCGCGGCGGCGACTAGTCTGGCCGGGGGCTCTGGCGGTGGCGGTGGGGGCACAACGGTAACGGCATCAACTTCTGCTGCTGCTGGCGGCGCTGGTGGACAAGGTGGTGGCGGCGGTGGAGGTGGTGGTTGCGGTATGAACCCCGGCTTAGGTGGTGCTGGCGGTACTGGCGGCGCGGGCTACGCTATAGTCATTACTTGGTAGCACCGCGATGGCTCGCGTAGGCTTTTTCGACGCCACATTAACCCCCAAAGGGTGGTTTGATGAAACTCAAGTAGTTGAGGGCTGGTTCGACGAAGTCGCGATAAACAACTCCACTTCAGTTGCGTATGTTCTTGACGCCGGCCTCGGCAGCTACACCATCACAGGTGCTGCGGCTACTCTTAGTAGGGGCATAAACCTCAACGCCGCTGCGGGCAGCTACACCATCACAGGTGCGTCGGCTACTCTTAGTAGGGGCATAAACCTCAACGCCGCTGCGGGCAGCTACACCATCACAGGTGCGCCGGCTACTCTTAGTAGGAGCGCAAACCTTAATGCTGCTGCTGGTAGTTATGCCATCACAGGTGCTGCGGCTACTCTTAGTAGGAGCGCAAACCTTAATGCTGCTGCTGGTAGTTATGCCATCACAGGTGCTGCGGCTACTCTTAGTAGGTCTATTCCGTTAAACGCCGCTGCGGGCAGCTACACCATCACAGGTGCGCCGGCTACTCTTAGTACTTCACTAAACCTCAACGCTGCTGCGGGCAGCTACACCATCACAGGTGCGCCGGCTACTCTTAGTACTTCACTAAACCTCAACGCTGCTGCGGGCAGCTACACCATCACGGGCGCTGACGCTGAGTTTATTGTTGTTTACGGATGGTTAATAATTGACACTGATCAAACCCCCAGTTGGGGGCCGGTGGATGACAGTCAGACTGGGGTATGGAGCGCGGTGAACGATTCGCAAACCACTAGCTGGACGCCGGTAAACGATACTCAGACGGGCACTTGGACAGATGTCAATGATGCTCAAGTCCCAAATTGGACGCAGATAGCTGCGTAAAAGGATCTAAAAAATGGCTTCTACTTATTCTAATCTGGGTATTGAACTTATCGGCACAGGCGAACAGGCCGGTTCGTGGGGCACGACTACCAACGATAATTTCCAATATATTATCGACAACGCCATTGTGGGGTACAAACTTGTTACCCTCACTACCGCCGGAACTTCGGGATCGCCAAATACTCTTAACGTCGCCCCCGGCGCTGCATCTGATGGACAAAACCGAGTTATTGAGGTTTACAGCGCCTCCGATCTCGGGGCGACTTGCTTTTTGCAAATCACCCCCACTACATTTGCGGGGTACTACATCATTAGAAACAGTCTGGCTGGTAGTCGTTCGCTCCGCATTTTTCAAGGGGCTTATGTCGCGTTAAATTCTGTCCTTCTAGTTAACGGCTACGATGCCATTATACGTTGCGATGGGGCGGGTACTCCTAAAGTAACTAATATTTTTAATAACATCCAAGGCTCAACATTTTCGGGCACCGCCACCACGGCTACGACGGCTAATACGGCTTATACGGCTTTAGCACTTACGATTACCAATAATACTTCTTCTGGATCTACGGTTTATCCAACTTGGGTAGACAATACCTCTGGCAGCGGATCGCCGTATATCTCAAGCACCAAATTATCTTTTGTCCCTTCTACAGGGGTTTTGACCGCCACATCTTTTAGCGGTGCGGGTACTGGGCTAACTGGAACGGCAGCATCTTTAACCGCAGGCACGGCTACGAATGCTACGAATGCTACGAATGCTACGAATGCTACGAATGCTACAAACGCTACAAACACTGCAATTACCAATGACATTTCAACTTCAAGTACGGTTTACCCCACTTGGGTAACTACTGATGTTGGAAATATTCCACAATATGTATCAACCACTAAATTATCTTTTGTCCCGTCTACGGGGGTTTTGACCGCCACTGCTTTCAGTGGGGATGGATCTGCGTTGAATAACATTAACGCTACCAATGCTGTCAATACTACTTACACTACGATAACCGATAATACTTCATCTTCCTCTACGGTATATCTAACTTGGGTATCTGCCAACACTGGTAATCTTTCTCAAACTGTTTCAAGCACCAAATTATCTTTCGTTCCTTCTACAGGGGTTTTATCCGCTACCGGATTTGCTGGTGCGCTCAATGGTACTGTTGGCGCGACTACGCCTAGCACAGGTAAATTTACTACTCTGGCCCTTTCTGCCCCCAGCTTAGTTAACGCCACCAACTATTCAGTGGCAGCTACCGATGTCTCCTTGCGGTTCACGACCACCGCTTGTACGGTCGCCTTGCCGGCGGCTGCAAGTTTTCCGGGGCGCATTTTGTATTTGAACAACGTCACGGCAATTTTGGTAACTTCTGGGTCGGCAAACGTCATTCCGCTCGGTTCCAACACAACAGGCACGGCGATTCTGGCGGCGACAGCCGGTAAATTTGCAATGATTCAATCTGATGGATCCAACTGGATCACAATGATGGCTAACTAAGGAATCACCGTGGACTTACAAATCGTAATCAACCTTGGGTTGGGGGTCATCATGGCGCTACTAGGATGGTTCGCGCATGAAGTGTGGAGCGCGGTTAAAGAGTTGAAATCGGACATTTCGGGCCTCCGCGAAGACCTCCCAAAAACGTATGTTCTAAAAGAGGATTACCGCCGGGACATCTACGAAATCAAAGATTTGCTAAACCGCATTTTTGATAAACTTGATGGGAAGGCAGACAAATGACTTTCGATGAAGCATTTAAGATCGTGATTGGGCACGAAGGCGGCTACGTCAACCACCCGTCCGACCCCGGTGGCGAAACCAAGTTCGGGGTGTGCAAGCGTGCGTATCCTAACGAAGACATCAAGAACCTGACGCTTGAGCGGGCCAAGGCAATCTACCGCCGGGACTTCTGGGATGTGATCCACGCTGATGAGATTCCCAAGCATGTGCGGTTTGCCGTCTTTGACGCTGCCGTCAACTCAGGGGTCAAGCAAGCCGTAAAGTGGTTGCAAAGAGCGGTAGGTGTGGTAGATGATGGGGCTATCGGCCACAAAACGCTGAGCGCCATCACTGCGATGGATCCGTACAAGCTCGCCGCTACCTTTAACGGGCAGCGTCTCAAATTCATGGCCGATCTCAAAACATGGGATACGTTCGGCAAGGGTTGGGCGCGGCGAGTCGCTGAGAACCTCATCAATTTGCCGTAGGAGTAGCTCATGGAATACCTCATTACACGACTCAAAGAGCCTTCCACTTGGCGCGGAATTGCGCTGCTTGTCGGCGGTTTTGGTATCCACGTTTCGCCTGACTTGATCCCGACCATCGGCACCGCCGTCGCAGCGTTCATTGGTGTGGTGGAGATAATCCGTAAGGAAGGCTAATGCCTCTTAAAAAGCTGATATTTAAGCCGGGGGTAAACCGAGACCAAACCAACTACACAGGCGAAGGCGGTTGGTGGGAATGCAACAAAGTTCGGTTTATCTCGGGCTACCCCCAAAAATTGGGAGGATGGCTAAAATACTCAGTTACTGCGTATCTGGGGGTATGTCGCACGCTCTTTAATTGGCTTGCTGCACCTAATTACAATTATCTTGCACTTGGCACTAGCAGCAAAATTTACGTTGACAACGGCGGTACGCTCAACGACATCACGCCGTTTCGGAACACTTACACGGGCGCGTCGTCGCCTCAAGACACCGACAACTGCATTGCTACTACAGATACTCTCACTACCGTTACGGTAAACATCAATACGCATGGGGCGGTAACTGGCGACTACATGACGTTTGCCGGGGTCGCTGCGGTAGGGGGTATCCCTGCGACTAGTTTCAATGGAGTTCAGTTTTATGTGACGGTGGTGAACGCAAATCAGTTCACGATCACAGTAGATACCGCAGCAACTTCAACCGTAGCGGCGGGGGGCGGTACGGGTATCACAGCATACTTCTATATCCCTTCCGGTAACGCAGTGGCTTCTGGAGGTACAGGATGGGGCGCTCCTCCGTGGGGGGGTTCTGGTACGTCTCCGACTACTGGGTGGGGTATTGCAGCGGCCACGGCGATTTCTAATCCGCTTCGCTATGTCTATTTTGCGTCGCGATACGACGGGAGTACTAATTACACCGACCTTTTGTTCAACATCCGCAATGGCCCGATTTACGAATGGTCGGTGTCTCCGGGGTTCCCGTTCCCGTCCGGTAATGCAATAGAATTGGTGGGTACGCAAGTACCACAGCAAGTTGGTCAGATTCTCTACGACACCTATAGTGGCATCTTGATGGCGTTTGGCGCTACGCCTTATGGCGCGGGGAGTCCGTATACGATTGAACCGCTTCTGGTGCGGTGGGCAAGTCAGGATGACTATACCAACTGGGATCCCGCAACGCCCGCATCCTCCACCGCTGGTTTTCTCACAATCCAAACCGGCTCAAACATTCTTAGAGCGGTCTCCAACCTCGGCGAAATCCTCGTATTCACTGAGCGATCAGTAACTTCAGTAACATTCACTGGGTCTAGCGACGTATTTTCTCAGAAGCTAATTTCTTCTGACATGTCTTTAATTGGAACAAACGCCGTAGTTGTTGTTAACAACGTATACTATTGGATGGGTACGGACAAATTCTTTATGTACAACGGGCGCGTAGAAACCATCCCCTGCACGCTTCTCCAGCACGTTTTTAACAACATCAACTTTGCCCAAGGCGGGCAGGTTGTCGGCGGTTCAATTGAACGGTTTTTTGAAGTCTGGTGGTTCTATTGCTCTTCCGGCGCAACGGTCGTAGACAAATACGTTGTGTATAACTACGACGAAAACATCTGGTATTACGGCGACTGCACTGAAGGTATGAGCCGTACCGCATGGTCTGATTCTCCTTTGCGGCAATACCCCCAAGGGGCGAGTGGGGATGACAACTACCTGTACAACCATGAGCAGGGCGTGGATGCGGACACGTTGCCTATGACCTCCTACATCACTTCCAACAATTTTGACCTTGAACCAGATGGGCAGAAGTTCATGCTGGTGCGCCGACTCATCCCTGATGTGTCGTTTGCGAGATCTACCACTGCTGCCGGGGTTAGCCCCACCGTAGATTTCACGTTGTACCCGCGCAACTTCCCCGGCTCGGCCTATATGACTTCCAACGCCGAGGGAGAGGATTTTTCGCGGGCTGTTACGCAAGCCCCCGGATCTACGGTAGCGGTAGAGCAATACACCGACCAAGTTTACGTCCGTGCGCGTGCCCGTCAGATGGGGGTTTCTATCGGGTCTTCCGGGGTGCTGGGGGTTAATTGGCAGTTGGGCTCCCCCCGTATTGACGTTCGTGAAGACGGTACGAGGGGGTAAATGTGGCGTTCGATAAGTTCAAATCCCCCCGCGTCCCCACCGCACCAAGAGAATACGACTTCCCGTACTTCAACCAGCTTGCGCGGGCGCTGGACACGTTTTTTACGAACTTTGATTCTAAAGCTGGGATCTCAGTAGGCAATTTCTCCACGGAATTGCTTGTCACTCCGATTGTATTTGACCCTTTGCGTATTCCGGTAGTTAACGGCGCAAACGATAACCTTGAGATTCCTGCCGCTACATTCTTTAGAATCTCAGCCCCTACCTTGGCGTTTTCGATTACAGGGATTTTGACGGGCAACGCAGTAAAAGATTCTGCGGGGGTGTTGGCTTTTTCCGCGTTAGACGGACAGCAAGTGGTGCTATATAACGCCACGGCAAATGCCATGACGATCGCAAATCAAAGTGCAAGTAGCACCGCACCAAACCGCATTATCACAAACACCGGGGCCGACATCGTTACGACAGGTTCCGGCGTTGTGTCGCTTATTTATTCAAGAGCAGATGCACGCTGGGTCGTCGTCTCAGCGCAGCTTTAGGAGTTTGGTATGGCCGGTATTGCATCCATCGTAGATCCCAACTCCCTCGTTGCCCGGAAGTTTGCCGCTGGTGGCGCTGCGAACACGCTCGGGTATAACTCAATTGCTTCAGCGGCGGCGCGGGCGTTTACAGCACCTATTCCTGCTGGGGGGGTAAAAAAACCCGCTGGGCCTACAGGCCCAGAAAACTGGCCTGCGGAATACTCGTTTATGAGGGACATAAACTTTCAAAAAACGGAGCTATACAAATACATGGCTCCGATTGTAAAAGGTATCTTAAATCCTAAAACTAAAGCCGACACTTTGAAGAAAGTTTACGGGAAGGGCAGAGTTTTATCGAATTCTGATTTAGAAAGATTTTATAAATCTAATGGATATGATAACCAACTCGTTACTTCTGCGATAAACCCAAAACAATCAGATAAATTTGCGGCTATGGTTATTGGGCAATTTGCCACAAATCCCAAACTCGCCAAACAAATGTATACCGATCAGATGACGGCGGATTATGGGCGTAATTACAAGCCCGCTTCTACCGCAACTACGTCTGGAACTTCCGGTAAAAAACCTACTGGCCCCGGCGGTTCGGTCTATGGGGATTACTCCATCACCACTAAAGACCGCGCTAGAACTCAAGCTTTGGCTACGGGTTCTGGGCTATATCAAGCGTTTGGCAATATACCCGCAGGTACAGATGTAAATAAGTTAATTGATTCATGGGTAACTTCAGGCAAATTCCGTGAGCTTGATTTTGGTGGGTTTGAAACGTATGGGTATGATCCCGCCAAAAATACGTTTGGTGGGGATCGCGGCGCTGCATTCCCCAATTATTTTGGGTTATTACAAGCAGGCTTTACTAAACCTCAAGCATTCGACACTGTATTAAGAGCCAATCAATACTATCATACTTTAGATAAGAGAACTTTTGATTGGGGGGATTTCTTTACTAAAATTGGTGAACTAGCATTGGGCGCAGCGGGATACCCCGGACTTTCTGCGGCGTTAGCTGGCGGGAAAGATTGGGCAGAAAACGGGCTAAGTTTAGGAACTATTGCTGCTGGCCTTAGTGGGTATACAGTAGGTAACATTGGATCAAGTCTTGCACAAAACGGGATATTAGGAACGATAGATAAAACTCTTAATACTTTCGTTAGTGGTGTGGATAATTTAGGGAACCAAATATACAATTTTGCTTCTGACCCTTTACAATACGGCAAAGATATACTTTATGATGTAGGTGAGAGACTTACCGGCATTGAAAACAACGTAATAAAATTTGTAAACGACCCTTTGGGCGTTATTGAAGCTGGCGCTAAAAACGCATTAGGCCAAGTTTGGAACCCCGTCAAAGGAATTTACGAAGATGTTGCTACTGTCGGTAACGACGTAAAAGATGTTTTAACTGGGCAGCCTATTGGCTCTTCCAATGCCCTCAGTAACATGGATGCGGTTTATGGGGATCCAAATTACAACCCTCTTGATTGGAAAAATAACCCAACTGCAAATGCTGGATACGATGAAGAATGGGCTAAATACATAGGGAACCCCACCGACGTTGTTACTATAACGCCGGGAACTGTCAAATATGGGGAAAATGATATTTCCACCGGGACAGGATCAGGTTCCGCCCCCGCTTCTACCGCAGAATACTTTACTAATTTTGGAAGCGCCGTTTCCGGTTTAACAGGCGCGGCAACCGCACAAACAGGTTTTGGCCCCGTTGATCCAAATGCTGCTGCCCAAGCCGAAGCCGTTGCCAAAGCCCAAGCTGAAGCTGTTGCCAAAGCCCAAGCCGAAGCTGCTGCCAAAGCCCAAGCCGAAGCTGCTGCCAAAGCCCAAGCCGAAGCCGCTGCCAAAGCCCAAGCCGAAGCCGCTGCCAAAGCCCAAGCCGAAGCCGCTGCCAAAGCCCAAGCTGAAGCCGCTGCCAAAGCCCAAGCTGAAGCCGCTGCCAAAGCCGCCGCCGATAAAGCTAAAGCTGATGCTGAAGCCGCTGCCAAAGCCCAAGCCGAAGCCGACGCCGCCGCCGCTAAAGCTAAAGCCCAAGCCGAAGCCGCTGCCAAAGCCCAAGCTGAAGCCGAAGCCGCCGCCGCTAAAGCCAAAGCTGAAACTGAAGCCGCAGCTAAGGCCAAAGCAGAAGCCGACGCCGCCGCCGCTAAAGCCAAAGCTGAAGCCGATGCCAAAGCCAAAGCTGAAGCCGACGCCGCCGCTGCTAAAGCTAAAGCTGATGCTGAAGCCGCTGCCAAAGCCCAAGCCGAAGCCGACGCCGCCGCTGCTAAAGCTAAAGCTGATGCTGAAGCCGCTGCCAAAGCCCAAGCTGAAGCCGACGCCGCCGCTGCTAAAGCCAAAGCTGATGCCGATGCTAAAGCCGCTGCGGATGCTAAAGCTGCTGCGGATGCTAAAGCTGCTGCGGATGCCAAAGCCCTAGCCGACGCTAAAGCTGCTGCGGATGCCAAAGCCCTAGCCGACGCTAAAGCTGCTGCGGATGCCAAAGCTGCTGCGGATGCTCAAGCTGCTGCGGATGCTCAAGCTGCTGCGGATGCTAAAGCTGTTGCTGATGCTAAAGCCCTAGCCGATGCCAAAGCTGCTGCGGATGCTAAAGCCATAGCGGATGCTCAAACCGCTGCGGATGCCAAAGCCGCTGCGGATGCCAAAGCTGCTGCGGATGCCAAAGCTGCTGCGGATGCTCAAGCCGCTGCGGATGCTAAAGCTGTTGCGGATGCTAAAGCTGTTGCGGATGCTAAAGCCCTAGCCGATGCTAAAGCTGCTGCGGATGCTAAAGCCTTAGCCGAT